GTGTTAAGCAGTACGATAAGCATGAGGCAGAAACTCTTACGGCTATTGTAGAAGGTCGAGGGAAAACAACCAACCTTGAAAATGTAACCACTGCAATAACGGCTGTTACAGAGGCATATCCAGAATTAAAATCCAATGAAAATTACAAGGAACTGATGAATGAATTGTCCATTACTGAAAATTTAATCGCCGAATATAGAGAAAATTATAACAAGCAGATTAAAGAATACAATCGCTATGTTAGAAAATTTCCTACTCGATTCTTTTTAAATATTTTGGGATATGAAACGCAGCAGTATCAGTACCTTGATTATGGTGCTCCTGTAGATGCGCCTCAAAATTTATTTGGAGATTGATGCCATGAAAAATAGAGGCTTTGATTTTGGAGATTTTGAAATTACTAAGCGTGAGATTCTGGCAAGTATATCCATAATCGCAATGATGCTTCTTATTGGTTTTGTGATTTCTGGGAGAATTTCAAACTATATTCTGGATCGGAACGAAAAGTACAATAAAGCTATTAAAATCGAAAGCTCTGAGCTGTTTGAATATGGGATGATAACCAACGTCGGTTATGCGTTCGTTTATGGAGATTTGAAGGCTGTGGATACTGTTTCATATCCAGAAATTAACGGGGAGTATATGTATATAGAAAAAATAGAGGAACATTACAATATGCATACACGAACCGTTACGACAACCGATTCCAAAGGAAAGACACATACCAGAACAGAAACTTATTGGTCTTGGGATTATGCTGGCAGCGAAGAACAAAGATGTTCGGAAATTATATTTTTAGGACATGTCTTTCCCTCGAATAAGGTAGAGTTTCCAAGTACCGAATATATTGACACTATAAAAAAATCGAGCCATGTCCGGCATAAGTATTATGGCGTTAGCACGGAATATACTGGAACCATATTTACCGAATTACGAGATAAAACCATATCTGATAATTCTTCATTTTACGAAAATAGCACCATTGACGAAACTGTTGATTATTTGGAAAGCGATTGGGAACTATGGTTATTCTGGGCGATTTGGATAATTGTTATCGGACTGTGCGTATTTGGTTTTTACTACATCGATAACGAATGGATTGAAAACTGAAAGGAGAAAATAAATGAAACAGAACATTATTGCAGTAGATTTTGACGGAACTTTATGCGAGAACAAGTGGCCGGAGATCGGTATGCCCAACGAGGAGCTTATCGAGTATCTGAAAAAAAGACAGGCTAACGGAGAAAAGCTGATTCTCTGGACATCCAGAAATGAAGAGCAGACCAAGGATGCCGTAGAGTGGTGTAAAGAACACGAACTGGTCTTTGATGCTGTAAACGACAATCTTCCGGAAATCGTGGAGACATTTGGCGGAAATTGCAGAAAGATATTTGCAAATGAGTACATAGATGACAGAAATCGCTCTATCGGTTCTTGCCGCGAGAGATCAAATCTCGAACGCTGGGCTGAAAATGAAGTAGCTATTGCGTGTCGTAGAGAAAAGCCGGACCGGAAAGACGGAGAATGGGATTACGGTTGTGCTTGCTATGAGAGCGCATTGAAGGCCTTTGGCTCTCTGTGTGAGGACGGTCATTCTGGTTTCAGTATTGGTCTGACTAAGGCTATTCTGAACCGTCTGATCAACAACAAGCCACTTCTTCCAATTGAGGATACTGACGAGGTATGGAGTGATATTTCTGATATGAGTGGTCTGAGGGGAGAAGAGCGTAACTATCAGTGCAAACGCATGTCTTCCTTGTTTAAGTACGTGTATGCTGATGGCACGGTTAAGTACAGAGACGTTGATCGCTATCATGGCGTGAACATCAACTGTCCGGATGCTCCATATCACAGTGGACTGATTGATACTGTTATGGACGAACTGTATCCGATCACTATGCCTTATATGCCGGCTGATAGAGCCTTTAAGATTTATACGGAGGATTTCCTTGTAGATCCGGCGAAAGGTGATTATGATACCGTCGGAATTCTATACGTAATCACTCCGTCCATGGACAAGGTAGCAATTAACAGATATTTTAAAGAAGCTCCGAACGGCTTTGCTGAAATCGACGAAGCGGAGTACAAGGAGCGAAAGGAAGCTGCTAAAGCTCGGATGGAGGCAACCGATGGATCGAAATAGATTTATCCAGTGCATGAAAAGCAACATCGAGTTGTCGGATAAAGAGCGGCGGAGAATTATCAGAAGAAGTGTTGAGAGTCAGCCATGGAAATTAAAGTGTACGATTGCCATGGAAGAGTTTGCGGAACTTACACAGGCAATCAGTAAACAGATTCGTGGGTATGATAATAGAATTGGACTTTTGGAAGAGATGGCGGATGCTTATATTTGCCTGGAATTCCTTAAGTCCATTTTTAATATTACACCAGAAGAGTTACAAAAAGCTATGGACGTTAAATTACAAAGAGAAAGGAATAAACAGAGATGAGTAAAGAGATTAAAATTGCCGGAAGTATTTCGTTTGGAGGAAAGCGCCTTAATGTATATGGAGATCTGGACGCTCCGCTGTTCAAGGCAAAAGATATTAGTCATGCTATCGGCTACAGCAGCGGTAACGAGTGGAGAATGCTCGAAATGTGCGAGGAAGATGAAAAGCTGAAACTACCTTTAGTAGTAGCAGGTCAGAGACGTTCCGTCAATTTTGTGACTGAGAATGGTCTGTACAACATCCTTGCACAGAGTCGTATGGAAATCGCAAGATCCTGGAGACGTGTGGTGCATGACGAGCTTATCAACATGCGTAAGGAAAAAGGCAGAAACATCGCTGAGCAGTTCGAAGAGTGGGATCGCGCAATGGATAACATTTACTTCGATGAGGAAACCGGTCAGCTTATGCAGTCTGTCACGGTTCCTGGTGGAGATGTGATCCAGATTCCTTATGAGAAGGAAGAAGAGTAATTAAAACCGTGGGCTATGCTGAACACAGGAGCATAATAATCCAGATTGGTGGGGATCTGGATATTCTGAAAGGAGAATAAAAATGATTAAATTAGAGCATGTGGTTCTGGCTAGTCCGGAACAGATGAAATTTATTATTGAAGGCATGAGAAACCCGATGAACTCATGGGAGAAGAGCGATAGCCGTACCTGTAGACAAGATGGGGCGTTTTGTATGGAATGTGAACATAAAAACAACTACTGTTTAGGAGAAAATGATCACTCACTCATGCAACGATTATCCAACGCTGGAACAGACCATAGAAAGTTTATGAGAATGCTGCCGGTGTACGTACGAATCACAGCACCTTTATATTGGTGGAAGGAATTTGATACTTATAAGGTTGGCACAGTTGCTAACAGCTGTAGTACCATGCATAAAATCCAGGCTAAGGAATTCACGATGGATGATTTCAGTTGTGAGCATCTTATGGGTGGTTATTTGGAACAGATGAGAAGGATAATCGACGATCTTAATAATGCTAGGAAATACTTTACAGTAGGGGATCAGTTCTTTTCTCCCGGTAATAAGCGAGATTGGTGGCAGATGATTCAACTTCTTCCGAGCAGCTATAACCAGACCAGAAATGTCATGATGAATTATGAAGTTCTGGCAAACATCTATAAATCCCGTAAGGATCACAAACTGGACGAGTGGCGAAACTTCTGTAAGTGGATTGAAGAGCTTCCGTATTCAGAATTGATTGCTGGAAAAACAGAGGAGGATTAAGATATGGATGTAGTTGAATTTGTTGAACAAGTCTTCGGCTTACATTTAATGGCTTACCAGAAAGAGTTTCTTATAAAGGTGTATGAAGCCACAAGAGATGGTCAATCAGTAATGTATATTCCAGGACGTTGCTATCGTCGCTCTTCATTTAAATTATTGGAAGCATCATTGCGATTATATTTGATGCTCAAACAAAATGATTATTAAAACCTGTTAATAGTGAAATGATTAGAGGGGTGATAGTAATGGTTAAAGTACGAGATATTCTGCCACTTATTCAGTGGAATGATGCTCAAATCATAAAAGACCAGGATGAAGAAATCTGTTTACTCAGAAATGATTTTATGGTCAAAAGCCTATCAGAAGAAATTCTGAATATGACAGTCACAGGTATTGAAAACGATGAAAATATTGAGAATACCGTCGTCGTTTATGTTACGGATGAGGAGGATTAAATTTATGCATTTTACAGTTATTCAGATTATTATTATGTTTCTTATCGGCTACGTATGCTTGTACGCATTGATCGACAGGGTTATGAAGTGTATTGAACACTGTGCTACAGCAAGAGCATACGGACGGTTCAGAGAAGCCGGAGCCACAATGAAAATGGATGATGTAGCAGCTGGTATCGCAAAATCAAAAGAGGAGAAGCGCAATGTTGAGAAGAGACTTGATTAAGAATAAGATATACGGAATTATATTTATCATACTTGGAGCGTTGACAATCCCGATTGAGTGGGATGCAACGTTCTTTTTATTTGCCTTGATGGTAGGTATTTTGCTCTTTGCATCAAGAGAAAACTGCATTATGGATTAAGGAGGCGGCGGTATGGGCCGGGCTGAAAGGAGAAGAGCACAGAAGTGTGAGCAGAAAGCTAAGACCGCTACATACAATCTGACAAGAGCTCAGTTAGATGCCCTGGTTCGAGAAAAGATATCTAGTGAACTGGATAGAGTTAAGCAGGAGGCTACAAATGATGCTATCAATCAGGCGATGATTCTTCTGCTTACTCTGCCGCTTGAAGTGTTGATGGATCATTATTGGCCGAAGTCATATGCAAAGCGGATTCCGGAGTTTACGGAGTATGTTCTCGAATATTATGAAAAGTGGCAAAACGATGAGTTGGATATGGACAAGCTCAAAGAAGATCTTTGGGTGTACGGCGGTGTGCGATTAGAAGAAGCGGAGGGCAAATAGATGGGATATTTAATTTTAGGAATTATTATTCTGGCAGCTATTCTTATTTTCGGTGGATATATAGTTCTGTCCGTTATAAATGCTGCAATGTGGATGGACGATTCTATGAGATGGGGAGGTAGAGATGACAACTAAGGATGACAGAAAAAATGCAGAGGGTTACAACGACCCGACAGCTTACAATGCGATTAAAAACGTGGAGCAGGAACAGGACAAGGATGATGCGAGATTTCATCAGTTACTGAACATGCTGTTTTCGCTTTGTGAATTGGCGGATTTCCATATCGAGGGTCGAGTTGTATTGAAGGATAAAAGAACTGGAAAGGTTTGGAGGTAGGCGAGGAGATGATGACTATGGAGGAATTACAGAAAGCGTGCGAAACTTTGGCAGAGGCGTGGAACAAAGTTTTGGAGCCGATGGAGAAACTGGCTAAAGATTTGAGTGAAGCCTTCGGACGTATGTATGCTTCTGAGGAAGAGAATCGTAAAATTCGCACTGGTCGGAAGCTTAAATCTGTAAGGCGTGTGCCGGATTCTAAGATGTCTACGTACAATTATAAGCCTGTTGTGAAGCGCAATTTGCCCTATCAGAGACGGAATTTCTGACCGATTTCAGCTAATCTAGGTTAAAAATCTTTGTAGTAACAGGTCATTTTTCTGCCCACTTTTTGGTTTTAGGATTTGACCAAATCCCGGATATTTTTGACCAGAACTGAAAAATCGGTGTCAATTTGGAGAAAATTTATGAATTTTGGTCAAATTTCTGGCCATTTGCCCGGTTTTGCCCACTTTCAAAAACCCGGATTTGACCAGTAAAAACCCAGTATTTATGCGG